CGAAGAGCCATTTTCACCGCGGCGAACCCGAATCGCGATGGGCATACCGCGACGCCGACGGCAACCTGCTTGGCTACGTGTGCCGCTTCCGAACGAGCGACGGCGGCAAGGAAGTGTTGCCGTTGGTGTTCGCACGGCACAACGAGTCCCAAGAGCGAAAGTGGCACTGGATGCAGTGGGAGGAACCGCGCCCCCTGTACTGGCCGCAGTTCGATCAGACCGAGCCGCTGCAGCTGCGCGCCGACAAGTATGTGCTCGTCGTTGAAGGCGAGAAGTGCGCCGATGCGGCTTTCCGCTTCCTGTCCCCCTGGGCTGATGTGTGCACCTGGTCGGGCGGCAGTAAGGCTGTCGACAAAGCGGACTGGTCCGCGCTGGCAGGCCGCAAGGTCATCATCTGGCCGGACTGCGACAGCAAGCGGGAGCCGTTGAGCCGTGCCGAGAAAGACTCCGGTCTTGATCCTGATTCCAAGCCGTTGCTGCCGGCCGCAAAACAGCCCGGCACCACAGCTGCTGAACGCATCGCCACCATCCTGCGCGGTCTGGGTGCCGAGGTGCGCATCACCATCATTCCAGAGCCCGGTGAGAAGCCGGACGGCTGGGATGTAGCAGATGCCGTGGAGGAGGGCATCGACGCCACGGGGCTGTGGGGCTTTGCGCGCAATGTGCGCGAGGTGCAGAGCGCGCCCGCGCCGGCCGCATCGACCCCTCGTGCCGCTGGCGCGAGCCGGCAGGTGCCGCGTGGTGGCCACGACGACTGGCGCGCTGAACTCATCTCTAAGCCGCGCGGTGGCTTCGAGGACTGCTACCAGAACGTCTATCTCACGCTCAAGCATCACCCGGAGTGGGCTGGCATTGTCGCGTTCGATGAGTTTGCTGGCCGAGCGGTCAAGCTCCGCGAAACGCCTTGTGGCACCGAGCCCGGCGAATGGGATGCGTATGACGATCAGCGGTTCGGCCTCTGGCTCGCCCAGCACATGAGCATCGTGATCAAGGGCGACGGCCCGGTGGCTGCGGGCGTGGCGATGATCGCGCGGGAACACCGCTTCCACCCGGTGCGCGAGTATCTGACGTCATTGAAGTGGGATGGCGTCGAGCGGCTCGACTACTGGCTGGAAGAATGCATGATGGCCAAGCCGGTGGTGGTGGGCGTGGAGTATCTGCGCATCGCCGGCCGCAAGGCGCTGATCGGCGCAGTGGCGCGTGCCATGCAACCTGGTTGCAAGCTCGACAGCATGCTGATCTTTGAGGGCGGCCAGGGGCGGGGCAAGTCGACCGCCATCCGTATCCTCGGCGGCGACTGGTTTGCTGATACGCAGCTCGACCTGCAGAGCAAAGACGCCTACATGGCGCTCAAAGGGGTGTGGTTCTACGAGATCGGCGAGATGGACTCGTTCAACCGGGCCGACACCACGCGCGTGAAGGGCTTCGTGTCGTCGGCCACCGACCGGTACCGCGAGCCATACCAGCGCCGTGAGGTTGTGCAGCCGCGCCAGCAGGTGTTCGTGGGCACGACCAACCAAAGCGAGTACTTCAAAGACACGACCGGCAACCGTCGATTCTGGCCGGTGCGCGTTGAGGGCATGGTGGATCTGAATCGGTTGCGCGAGTGGCGCGATCAATTGTTCGCCGAGGCCATGCACCGCTACCAGGCGGGCGAGATCTGGCACCCAACGCGCGATGAGCAAGAGCGCATCTTCAAGCCGGAGCAGGACTTCCGCGAGGTGCCAGACCCCTGGCATTCGCTGATCGCCCGCTACCTGAAGCAACCCGAGCAGGCCATGTACACGGAGTTCTACCTCGAGGACCTGCTCACCAAGGCGCTGTCTATCGCGCCAGACCGGCTTGGCGCTGCGCGTCAGGAGGCTATGCGTGTTGCCGCAATCATGTCGCGGCTCGGGTATGAGAAGCGCCGGAAGACAACTGGCGAGCGGCTCTACTACTACACGCTACCCGGGGAGCGCGGCGCGCCTGCGCAAGCAAATGAAGGGGGGCGGCGCGATGGCTCGCCGCTGTAATCAGCGTTGGGATGGCCGCAGCGTACTGCGTGGCCGTGTCCGCTTTGCCGTCGCATCCAGCGATGGGGCGTTGGTCGGGTTGTTCGGCGGGGAGCCGTCCAACTGCGTCCAACCTACCCGAAAAGGTTGGACGGCAAGGTTGGACGGCTGCAAAGCCAAGTGCGGTAAGGGTTGGCGGGGAATCCGTCCAACCTCCCAACCTGATTCTGCGTTTCACCACGTATGGGTGCGAGCGGGCGAGTGCGGGCGCGAGCGCGCGCGTACGCCTGCACAAGAATTCATCGTTGGGAGGGTTAGGAGGTTAGACAAGACCAATGCTGGTAAGGCTTTGCGTCGTCCAACCTCTTCGTCCAACCGTAAGGAGTCGGTTTGATGCGGTGTCGATGCCCGTCCTGTTGCGCTGATCCGGCGCCGACCTACACCGAGCAGCACCGCTTGGAGTGTGAGGCGCGGTTCGTGTGCAGCCTTCTCGATGGTGCGCGGCAGTCGGCTTACTTGGAGTTGGTTGCCAAGCGCCGTGGCCAGGGCGCGAGGGATGCGTTGGTTGTGTCTGTTCGGGCGGCGCAGCGCGATTTGGAGAGAGAAGCGCGCCATGTTTGCGATCTGCCGAACAAGGAGCAGCGGCTTGCGTACCTTGAGGTGGTTGCGCAACGTCGTGGCCGCCAGGCCAGAGATGCTCTGGCCGCTGAAGTTCATCGTCAATGGTAAAGGGGGACCACATGAACAATGCTCGTAGCAACGTGCGTGCACGGATTGACTGGATTGTCGAGCGGCTCGAATCGTGGGGCCGCTGGCAGCAGATTGGCTCGAACGGCTACCACGGCAGCAGTAGCCTGCTGATTGACCCTGACCATCAGGGGCCGCTACGTGCCTACATCCCAGTGCTCATGGTCGAATGCGAGCAGACGCACGAGGCCGTGATGAAGCAGCCTCGCCAGCTGCAGGAGGTTGCCGTCGCGTTGTATGTAAGGGATTGGGACCGCCCCGCGCTTGCTCGCCACCTCAAAGTTTCGCCGCAGCACGTCAGCAGATTGCACGAAATGCTCAGAAACGGTGTGCAGTTTTGTCTTGAGAATCAGCGGGTTAAGACACCGCCATTGCAGGTGGTGATGAAATCGGGCGCGCGCTGAGGTACATTTCAGCTACGCTCAGCGCTTCGTGCGTCAAGAGTATGAGGACCGGCCCCCACTTCCTGGGGGCTTTTTCGTTGGTGTCCCGGTTGGCATTCTCTTTCTCTAACTTGAGGAGGCTAGGATGGACCCGAATCTAACGATCTACTATGCGAATGAGGGCGCCAAGCTGGACGAGGCGGGTGCCACGCTGTTGGGCCACTTAACAACGCCCAGCCAGGCGAGTCAGTCTGGTCCAGTGACTTCGCTTCGGTTTTGCGCAACGTCAGATGCAAGCGCGGTGCGGACTCGGGTGCATCAGATCGCCCTGGAGGGACGTCTCGCACAACATCTCGTCAACATGGATGGAACCCTTTCGTTGTTCGGCGCGATCGAGTTCCGCTGCATCAATCTCTTGGGAGAGGCCAGTGGAGATCCACTCTTCTCCGTTTGGTTTGACGATTTCGGCTCCTACGGCGTGAGCAATAAGGTTGGATACGTCTCCGGTAATCCACCTTCGTCGCCTGTAGCGGAGGAGCGATTCCGGAATGCTGTGGCCGGTGCGTTGTATCAAGCAGTGCAAGCCGAGCTTGAAAAGCGAATACTCGAGTATGGCAGTTGATTCGATCTCAGTTGTTCAGGGCCCGCCGGCACTAGCCGAGCGGGCTTTTTCATGGGGGGCGCATGCTGGCGTTCAGCGTCAAGCACAACATCGCAGACGTGCAGCGCACGCTCAACGATGCAGCGAAGAAACAGCTGCCATTCGCTATCGCCAAGGGCCTGACGCAGACGGCGAAGTCCACGCAGGACAAGCTCACCAGTGAGTTGCCGCGCGAGCTCGACAAGCCGACGCCGTACACGATGCGTGCGTTCGGCGTGACAGCCGCGACCAAGCAGCGTTTGCTGTCGACCGTGTTCATCAAGCCCGATCAGTGGAAGTACTTGCGCTACCAGGTCGAGGGCGGCGTGCGTCGCCCAGCCAAGCGTGCTGTTGTCGTGCCCGAGGGCGTGCGCCTCAACCAGTACGGAAACATGCCCAGGGGGGCGCTCAAGAAGCTACTCGCCAAGGCTGGCGTGTTCAGCGGGACGGTGAACGGTGTTGCAGGCATCTGGCAACGCAAGGGCTCCAAGGTCGTGTTGCTGGTGAAATACGCAGACAAGGTCGCGTACAAGCGCCGCTTCCCGTTCGGCGAGATTGCAGAACGCTCGGTGTCCGCATCGTTCGCGCCGATCTTCAACCAGGCGCTGGCCGACGCCCTCGCGACGATGCGGTAGCCTGCCCGGCGTGTGCGGCGAGGGCGGACGGGGCGCGCCCCGTCGAGGTGCAGGCCGGATCGGGCTCGGGTCCTTCTGGCCTTCGGCGATCGCGGGTAATTCGCGCCCCGATCGATTCCTACTTACGAAGTTTTTCCTAGGGGGTTATACCTTGGCTGAGGCATTGGAAGACGCCGACGCCGTGGTCTCCCAGAGCAGGTTTGCAGAGTTGGTCGGTATCTCGCAGCCGGCCGTGAGCGATCTGATCGGTCGCGGCACTCTCACGCGCGGCGCCACCCTCGGCACCTGGCTGCTGGAGTACTGCGGCAACCTGCGCGAGCAGGCTGCCGGCCGCGCATCGGCTGGCGATCTGGACTTGATCCAGGAGCGTGCCGCGCTCGCGCGAGCACAGCGCATCAAGGTCGAGATGGTCAACGAGCAGACGCGCAAGCAGCTCGCACCCGTGGCGCTGTTGGAAAAGACGCTGGCCAAGGTGGGTCGGCAAATCGCCACCAAACTGGAAGCGATCCCAGTGCAGATCAAGCGCCGGTCGCCGAACCTGTCGGCCGAAGACATCGACCTCATCACCGAGGAGATCACCAAGGCGCGCAACCAGGCTGCCGCCATCACGTTGGAAGAGCTCGACGATGGACCTGTCGGAGATTCAGAGGGCGATTTCGAGGGGGCTTAGCTCGCTCGCGGCACCGCCGCCCGTGTCACTGTCGCAATGGGCCGCCGATCACTTCTACCTGTCGGCCGAGTCGAGCTACGTTGAGCAGCGCTGGGAGGCCTACCCGTACCAGACCGCAATTCTCGATGCGATGTCGAATGACGACATCCGCGAGGTGGTGTTCATCAAGTCGGCGCGGGTTGGCTACACCAAGATGGTGCTGGCAGCGATGGGCTATTTCGCCCACCACAAGCGCCGCAACCAGTGCGTCTGGCAGCCGACTGACGAAGACTCCGATGGCTTCGTCAAAACTGAGCTGGAGCCGATGCTGCGCGACGTGGCCGCCATGGCGACCGTGTTCCCGGCGTTCATGCAACGCAGCAAGGACAACACACTGCGGCAGAAGGTCTTTCTCGGCTCGACGCTGCATATGCGTGGCGGAAAGGCGGCAAAGAACTATCGCCGTCTCTCGGTCGACGTCGGCTATCTGGATGAACTCGACGGCTTCGATACCGACGTCGAGAAAGAAGGCGCACCGCCAGTGCTCGCAGCCAAGCGCGTGGAAGGCGCGACTTTCCCGAAAATGATTTACGGCAGCACGCCGAAGCTCAAAGGCTTCTCGTTGATCGAGGGGCGTGCTGATCAGGCGGAAAAGAAGTTCAGCTTTCACGTGCCGTGCCCGCATTGCAGCACCGAGCACGTGATGCGCTGGGGCGGTAAGGACAAGGCGTACGGCTTCAAGTGGAGCGGCGACGATCCTGAGACCGTGCAGCATCTGTGTCCCTCGTGCGGTGTTGGCTATGGGCAGTCCGACTACCTGACCGTCTGGACGCTCGGCCGTTGGATCACGGACGACGGCACGTGGATCGACCACGCCGGCCGCTTCCGGAACGGCGCCGGCGAACTGGTGCGCGCACCGCTTTCGGTGGCGTTCTGGATCTGGACCGCCTACAGCCCGATGACACCGTGGGCTCAGATCGTGCGCGAGTTTCGCTCGGCGCACGCCAAGGCGAAGAAGGGCGACAAGTCGGAGCTCAAGACCTTCGTCAACACCACGCTTGGCGAAACTTGGGAAGAGGACGTCGAGAAGACCGAGCACCAGCAGCTGCAGGCGCGCGCTGAGCCATACGCGCTGCGCACGCTGCCGATGGGCGTGCTGGTGCTGACGGCCGGCGTCGACGTGCAAGACGATCGATTTGAGATTGTCGTGTGGGGTTGGGGCGAGGGCGAGGAATCATGGGTGATCGATTACGTCGTGTTGGAGGTGAATCCCGCCTCCGACGACGCTTGGAAGACGCTCGATGCCTACCTGAAAACCACCTTCCGACACGCAGGCGGCCAGATGCTGGGTATTGAAGCGACGGCGATCGATACTCAGGGCCACTACACGCACCAGGTCTACAACTGGGTGCGGCAAAAGGATGGCCGGCGGTTCTTTGGCGTGCGCGGCGATCCGGCCTCCGGAAAGCCGATCAAAGGAAAGGCATCGCGGCAGGACGTGAACCACAAGGGCGTGGTCATCAAGCGCGGCGTCCGGCTGTGGCACGTCGGCACCGACACTGCCAAGGATCTGCTGTTCGGCAGGCTGAAGCTGACCGAGCCGGGCCCAGGCTATATGCACTTTTCCAGCGGACTGGACGAGAAGTTTTACCTCCAGCTCACGGCAGAGGTGCGGATAGTGCAGCGCGGGCCGCGTGGCGAAGAGTTCCGCTGGATCAAGCGCCGCCCGCGCAATGAAGTGCTGGACTGCACCGTCTACGCGACGTTCGCAGCCTACGCGCTGGATCTGCACCGTTTCACGAAGCAGATGTGGGACATGCTGCGTGACCGCATCGCACCGCGGCAGGGCGACCTT